CATCATCATTTCTAAATATTTGAGATAATCTTGCGTTTAATTTCTTATCACTAGCTGAAGCATAATCCCTAAATATAATTGTTGTTTTCATATCATCTGGGTTTAATACTACGTAATCATCTAATTGATAAGTTTTAAGACTTGGGTCTTTACCTTTATTTGCTAATGTAAATGTTTTACCAGAAGAAGGTAATCCACCAGCAACAACTTGTTTTTTATTTTTCTTAGCGCCAGCAGCTTCTGCTTCTGCAATTATTAAATCTATTTCATCTTGCCATATTGAAGTTTCTCTTGCTTTAGACCATAAAAAGTCTGGTTTACCTTTTTTGTTATTCCACTCCCATGTGCCATAACTGTTGCTATATTTACCACCATTAGTTTTTAACCATTTTTCAAATTGTGGTTTGTTCATTTTTAAAACATTTTCTGGTAATGGTGGTGGATTATGAAATTTACCTTCTCCTTCTAAAAAGTTAAAAATACCAAATTCTGATTCATAAAAGTTTTTATATTTAAGTCTTAATTCTTTTTGAATTGAATCTGGTAAACTATCGTAATTATCTACTCCAGCTAGTTTTAGTACATCTGATATATCTGGCGGTTCTATTACTTCTGCCACTCCCCTTCTAACGCTTGGACTTACAAGTCTTGGGTCAAAACCAGTATTTTTTGCTAATTTAGTTAAAGCTGGTAAATTACCTTTAGCAGCATTTAAAACTTCTGGTTTAATACCATTAGCTTCTGCTAATCTACGTAATCTATCTTCTCCTGTAAACCATCCTAAAGATTTACGCTCTATCTGCGCTTCAAATTGTCTACGTTGCGCTCTATATCTGGCAGCTCTATCTCTAGCGCCTTTAGCACGATTAGTCTGTCCATTAGCTTTATATACTTTTTCTTTAAGTTTATTTGTTCGTTCTAATTTTTGTAATCTTCTAATTTCATTTCTACGTTTTTCGTTAGCTTCATCATTGGTATCTTTAGGTGGAGTTGAATACCCATCAATATAAACTTGTAAGCTATGAGTGCAGTTAGGATGAAATAAACCACCAGACTTAGCATCTTCTAAACTAGGTAAACTTCTGAACTCTTCTGGTAGCTTTTCTAAATCGTTAGTAGTTCTTAATATTTTGCCTTCCCACTCACGACATTGTTCGCACTCCATTGGACTGTCAGATACCCAACTAAGATATTGGTCTGCATCTTCGTATCTATCTAAAGAACCTTGAACTTGTGCGTTACCAGATATTGTTCGGATTGAAGTTTCAGCATAAGCATCTAATGCCATCTTACGATTACCTAAATCAATAGATTTAATTCCTTTATCTAAGAAATTATCTACTGCTATTTCTACTGCTTCTTCTAATGTTGCAGCGCCAGATACTACTAAAGCAGATGCAGCTTCAGTAACTTGTGTATAAACATCTTGTGTTGCTCTAACAATATTTAACTTATTAACTCTGTTTTGAAATCTATTCACAATTCCATCGACTAATCCATCTATTGCGTACTCTGCTAATGTTTGAAATCCACCAGATACATCAGTTGCAACACCAGCACTAAGTAATTCAGCAGCTGCGGTTTGTTCTCCTATTGAATATGCTACTTCTACTGCGCCTTCTATTGCTGGTAGTACTGCGCCAAAAGCATCATCAGCAGCTTTAGTTGCTTGTTCTGTTAATCTTTTAAGATGAGTTTGTTTAAATTGTAACCATTGTTCAATACTGCCATCGTAATCTTTACCTTCTAAGATTGCTTCAGCAGTAACTTCTAAAAGAAAGTCGTTAATATCTCTGAATACTTCAGCGTAAGTATCAGCTATTTGTTCGTTTGTTGCTGGGTCATAGACCATAACATTATGGTAACTCTAAAATGTCAGTTACGCTTTGGTCTGCCAAATTAAAGTTAGTTGCAATTCTTAATACTTCTTCAGCTACTTCTTCTTCAGAAAGTTCTGGATTAAGTAATTTAACTTTAGTTTCAAGTGAAGCAGCTTGCGCTCTGTGTAGTGATTCAATAACTGTTGCCGATTCTCTGACATCTTGTTGAACTGCATCTTGCCACTCAATACGTGGTCTGATTGGTTTGTACTGCTTACTGAATAATTCAACATCCAATATTTGAAGCTTCTCTAATATCTCTTCTAATGGTTGTGTCCAGTATCTTTGTTTTTTTCCTTGTGTAGTAAATGATTTACGTTCTCTTAATTTAAGTGCAGTTCCAGATTCAGCTCTACCTTCGATATTAATACCAAAAGATTGCGGACTATATCCAGCTGCGGTAACTGCTCTATCGATTAACTCCATAACTGTTGTTTTATGTTGTTCGTGTCTAATCTCGAACTGAACTGGTTGTATTCCTTTATTCTCATTATTTGGGTCTATCTCTAGTCCAGTAAATACTTCAGCATCTATATCAAAAGAAGCGCCACGACCACGACCTCTTCTCTCCAGATATTCAGTAGGTACAATAATTCTGGACTTGCCTAATCTGACATCTCGCATCCATGAAGTATATGCTTCATCGATTGCATCAAATAAACCTTCGATACCATCGAAATCTGACCTACCATATTCATAACCTTTTAATCTTCTAAGTGGTCTTTGATTAGGTACATAAACGGAAGCTAAAGAATTAAATGGCAATTTAATCTCATCTAATAAATCAGCAGTTTCTTCTAATCTATCTAAAGATACTCTGATTCCAATATTTGATTTAGTTCCTTCATAAAGTGCGTGGTGTATATAGCCATCTTCGTGGTGTTCAATATGTCGATAAAAGTTTTGTCCATCTGGAGATTCGTATTCAGTTACATATCCTACTGCAACTAATTGACCATACATAAATGTTGCAATAGCTCTATCTGGAGATACAACTTGAATTGTAGGATTCTTCATAAACTCTGTATTCCAAACTAAACGTAAAAATACTCCACCTAATGCAGATGATATTTCGCCAGCTTCTAATAATTTATTTTTTAATCCGCATTTTCTAATTAAGTCATCGAACCAGCTTTGTGTGTTCATCTTGTCAGAATCGCTAAAATCTGTATCTTCAATAATAAATTTAGGTGGTTCACTAAATAATAAATCAGCGCTTGTTTGTGCAATATCGCCAGCTAATGGAACGTGTAATTGGTGTCTATCTATTTGTAGTTCTGTTGCGCCTTTACGTGTCCAGAACATATATCTTCTTGGTCGATAATCTTGTGGTACATCAGCATATACTTTTCTAAGTACTGCTGGGTCGCCAGTATGCCATGCGTTATGTTCTTGATAAACTCTAAAAATATGTTTATGGTTCTCTGGCGGATAAGCCGAACCATTTTCTGGTAATCTTAACATTTACTTTTTCTTCTTTTTACTATCAGATTTTTTAGCTTTTTTATAACCTTTTTTGTTATACACTAATCACTCCTACTAATCCAATGTCGCCATATAGCGCCTAAACTTATACAAGCATATCTTAACGCATCTACTGCGTGGTCATTACGTTTTAATGGTTTATCTTCGCCACGTTCTTGCTGCTTGACATCCCAAACATAACTCTCAATTTCTTCTATTAGTTTAGTGCAACTATTGTGAATCAATAGTTTTCTACTACTTAATAAGTTATACACTACTCTAATACCATCTTGAACATTATTGTTTGCTTTTGTAATTCCTAAGTGATTATCTCGCCATAACTGTGTAATAAATGAAGCTGCGGAAGGGTCAACGTATATTCTGCGTATATCATAATCTAATAAAAAGTTTTTAAGTTCTCTGGAGTATTCAGCATCAGATAATTGTTTTTGTCCTTTTGCTGAATCATAATAATATTCTTTACATACGTATAACTTGTCATCTACTCCTTCGCCAATTAATAATGCACAAAATGGATTAGTCGTACCATAGTCAATTCCTACATAGTATTCTTTCATTTTTGGTAAATCTGATACTACGTTGGTATCTCTCTGGAAGGTATCATAAACTGCGCCTTCTGCCATAACCCACTCGCCATTAATAAATCTGCGATACCATAAACTACTAGCTGGTGCATATTCTGCTTTTAAAGCTTCTACGTACTTTGGGTCTAAGGTATGGTTGTCATCTAATTGAAATGCAAAATTCCTAATATCTAATTCATGTTCTCTATCTAAGAAGTTCTTTTTAAGCCAATGGTTTGGACTATCTGGGTTAGTTGTTAAAAATAATTGTGCGTTAGGTACTCTTAAACGTGATAAAAGCATCTGAAAAAATGATTCTGACCATAAGGTTACTTCATCTCCATAAGCGCCAGCAAGTGTTAAACCACGTATTTTTGCTTCAGCTCTCTCATCGTTAGCGCCTACTATATAGATAGTTCGATTTCCTATTTGGATTTCTCCAGAACCAGTACGTGTAATAAAGCTTCCAGAACCATCAAGTAATTCTGATAAGACATCAATTACGTTACGTTTTAAAGTTCTTTCAGTCTTACCTATCATAAGTAAGTTACCTTTAGCGCCATTAGTGCAGAACTCTATCCAGCGGATTAATGAAGATATTGTTTTACCAGAAGATACTGAACCTTGCCAAATATTTATTCTGGCAGTTGAATCTAAAATAGAATCTAACTGTTTACCTTTCTGAAGATTTATCATTTCTTAAATCTTGTATTTGTTGTGCTAGTTCTTTTACTGGGTCATCTTGTGCAGTAGCAACATTACGTTCTGTTCTACCCCACTTATCTGGATATTTACGTTCTAATCTCCACGCAGCAGCAGTCCAGTTCTTTTGTGCAGCTTGACCTATTAATCCAACTAACATAGCTTCTGATTGTGCTTGCGCCTTTTTTACTGTGTCGGTAAATTCAACAAAAATTTCTTCTCTTTTGCGGATTCTTGAACGATTTGACTTAGATACTCTATCTATTTCAGCGTTTCCACGTTTAAGCCACTCATAAATACTATCTCGATGAATACCTACTAAAGCAGCAGTTGTTTCGATGTAATTTCCTGCACGAAGATATTGTGCTATTTCTTCAATTAATTCTTTTGTCAGTTTTGTTGGTCTGCCTGCCAATGTTACGCACTCCTGTTACGTTAACCACTTAAACCTGTTAAGTGTTAGCTATCTAGTACCGCTAATCCTACTTGCTGCAAGACATCTTGCGCTTTTGGTATATTACCGCTTGTTGCATTATATAACATATCTGTCATCAGTATGCACGCAGCATTAAAAAAATCATTACCGCTTATAGCAATATTGTTTCTCTCCATAATTGGTAAATAGCCAGATTCGTATATACCATCTGTTACTGATTCTCTTAAATTTTTAAACTCTATTTCATCTATGCCATCTTCATAAGCAAAATTTGCAGTAAGAAATGATATAAATATCTGCATCGCTTCTTTTATTTCTATTGGTATCTCGAAGAATACTTCTTCTGGGTTTATTTCGTTTTCGTTACTATCTGACATG